CGAGCAAGGAACAGTCGAAGAGCCGGAAAACATTACAAAATACGGCAAATTCACAAAAGCCGATGGATTGCCGTGGTGCGGTTCATTCTGCAATTGGGTATTGGCACAAGCCGGAGTAAAAGTGCATTCCGTTGTAGGCACAGCCATTGGAGCTCATAAGTTCAAAGAGACTTCTCGATGGCATCTAAAGCCCGAATTGGGAGATTTAGCATTCATGGACTTTCCACATGACGGCGTGGATCGCATAAGCCATGTCGGTATTGTTGTGGGATTCGATGGTGAAAACATCCTTACAGTAGAAGGCAACACTTCCCGTGGCGGAGATCAACGCAATGGCGGAATGGTATTACTTAAGGTTCGTCAATTCGGCAAAGAAATTGTTGGCTTTGGTCGTCCAAAATATGTGCCGTATAAAGGTTCATATCCGGTTATTGAAGTTGCACATCCAGCGGGTAAAGGCTTACTCAAGAAAGGCAAAAAATGAAAGAATTACAAAAAATGTCAGCATCGTGGGGACGCTCTTTTCTAGCTTCATGCATAGCCGTATATCTTGCCGGCGTAACGGATCCTAAAGCCATACTAGGAGCCGGAATAGCTGCTATTCTTCCAGTCATCCTTCGATGGTTGAATCCGGAAGATCAAGAATTCGGAGTCAAGGGGAAGTGACACCGGACGCATGGGCGGCGGTGGTGGTGGGAGCAATTACCACAATCACCGCTGTCTATTCCGTAATGCGCTACATGGTTAAATCCATTATGCGTGAATTTTCTCCCAATGGCGGCTCAAGCCTTAAGGATCAGGTCAATAGGATAGAAATGCGGCTTGACGCGTTATACCAAAAATTGCTTGACTAGCCGTTAAAATTAAGATATGGCTAAACCACGGCAGAAAAAGACGATTGATCTGGAGACTTATTCAGCTCTCGATGCTTACGCTATTTGTCTGCACGAATGGTATTCCAGCTTACGCCGCGCCGGATTCTCTGCCGATAACGCTTATTTCTTAATTTTAGAAAAAGAATCATTCCCTGATTGGATTTTGCCCGTCAAGCCAATTGAGAAAATATCGGGCAATGAATATACGGATGACGACGACTGATGAGAAAAATAGTCGTGGTGTCAGATCTTCAAGTCCCATTTCACGATATTAAAGCAACTCGGGTATTAGCTAAATTCATTAAGTATTTCAAGCCGGATGAAGTCATATTGATTGGCGATGAAATTGATTTTAATACAATCAGTAAATGGAGCCGTGGGACAGCCGAAGAATATGAAACCACAATTGGACAGGATCGAGATACTTGTGTCGATCTGCTATGGGAACTTACTTGCCACGCTAAGGTGGCAAATATGGTTAGATCCAATCACACGGATCGATTATTTAATTCATTAGCCACACGCCTACCTGCTTTGCGTGAACTTGAAGAATTAAGATTTGAACGATTTATGAGGCTGGATGAGATGGGTATCAAATTCCATCGTCAGCCGTACGAAATAGCCGGTACAAATTGGATAGCAATCCACGGCGATGAACAGGGTACGACTCCAAACGCCGGAGCCACAGCCTTGAGAGCTGCGCGCCAGCATGGTAAATCCGTCGTTCAAGGTCACACGCACAGACTCGGAATTATGACTTACACAGAATCCAGCGGTTACAAGGTTGGTCGGACTTTGTATGGAATGGAAGTCGGAAACTTGATGCAATTTTCTAGTGCAAAATATACCAAAGGCACAGCTAACTGGACTCAAGGATTTGGCATCTTGCGGATCGAAGGTTCAAAAGTCAGTCCGCAAATCGTACCCATTGAGAAGGATGGCTCATTCATAGTTGATGGAAAGTTGTTCAGTTAGGCACGACACGCCCTAATTTGAGCGTGATTCTTGACGAGATTGTCATCTTGCTTCACCCTTATGGCAGGGAGCGAAGTTCAGTAGCTCTGGGATCGGGAGCAAAGATGTATACATTTCAGGAAGTAGCAATGTGGATCCTTCTCGGAGTCTTTTTAGGCTTCATTATTGGATACACAGCCGGACTCAAAGAAGGCAAGCGCGAAGGATTTATTCGCGGCAAGATTGCTTCTCGTAGAAAAGCCGAGATTCGATAATGGGATTCCTCGACAATTACGAGACAGTCAATCAAAAGGTTCAACGGCTTCACGCCACATATCCAACCAATCGCATTGAAACCAATATCATCGATTGGCAACCCGAAAAGGGATTTATTCTCATTGAATGCCGGATTTATCGCCATTACGAAGATGAGAAGCCAGCCGCGATTGATTATGCACACGGCATGGTAGGCGCATATAACGCACAGATGAAGCGTTGGTATGTGGAAGATACGGTCAGCTCGGCAATCGGTCGCTGTGCGTCGGTTGTTCTCGGAGTGGAAGAAAAGCCATCGCGTGAAAATATGGAGCAGGTCGAGCATCTACCCAAATCATTTGTCGATGAGGATCCGTGGAGTAAGCCAATTTGGGAAGAAGGCTTTACAACAGCAAAGACAGCTGTAGAAGAGATTCAATCGAAGCTTGGCGGCGTTATCGAAGCTGAATCTCCAATATGTGCTCACGGTCACATGATTCTCAAAGAAGGCGTATCCTTAAAGACGAATAAGGAGTATAAGGGATATGTCTGCACAGAAAAGGTCAAAGCTTCTCAATGCTCACCTTTATGGCTGACTTTGAACAGCTCTGGAAAGTGGGTTCAACAGCTATGAGCGGACTACATATGCAAATGCCGGATGGACGCAAAATCACGATTGAAGTTGATGGCACGATAATCAGGGAACAGGATGAAATTCCGGTTGAATTTTGTGATGGTTGCCAATTACATCGACCTAGTGAAAATGGCAAATATGTGGCGCATCAAGGATTGTCTTTGATTTGGCTCTGTAAGGCTTGTAAGTGAAGATAAAAATTACACATGAGCAAGAATGGGATGCGGCTCGGGTCGCCATCGAGAGAGTCGAGGAAATAGATGGAAAGCCGGATCACGAAAGTAGATATAACAAAGCTCTCAATTTTCACGATTACATACTTGAAGTCGCTGAATCAATCGGTGCTGAATTCGCTGTCGCCAAATACTTTGGAATTGCTGATTTTAATCCTAGAGCTTCAAGATTCAAGCGCACAGCTGATGTCGGATCCATCATTGAAGTCAAATGGACAAAATACGATGCCGGTTCGCTCATTATCTACGACTCGGATCGAAATACGGACATCGCAATTCTCGTTACCGGCAAAAGCCCAAATTACACGCTAAAAGGATGGATTCCAATCTTTGCAGCTAAGAATAAGAAATGGCGCAGACGCGACCAACCGACTTATTGGGTAGATCAATACAACTTACATCCAATCGAGAATCTTAGGAGATCATCTCATGGAACAAATACGCTTCCAATGCAGGATCGAAAAGAAAGTGACGAATCACGCGTCATTTGAGCACGAATTTCCAATGGGCGATGAAACCGTCATGGTGCAATGTCTAAGTTGTGGAGTGATGGGAATCGAGCGCAAAGAGAATTCTAAGTGATTTGGACATGGCTTGAATGGCTATCGATTAACAATATCGAATGGGATGAATAATGCCTGAATATGACTATCGCTGCGAAGTCTGTCTCAAGATTAAAACTGTTCGTCGATCCTTTGACGATACGCTCAAAAGAGATCCATATTGCGATGGATGCGACATTCCTATGCAAAGGATGTGGGTTGCAACTCCAATCCATTTCAAAGGTAAAGGATGGGGACATCAATGAGCCTTGTGGACAACTTGTGGACAACACGCCGAGACTCCGTTGCATCCTCTGTGGATAACTCAAAATGCTTGACAGCTCTGCTACCGTCCAGCTCTGCAAGCGAGCGCGTGTGCGCGTGTAGCTCGCTAAGGAGACTGGCGGTTGTGGGGATTCTATGCCTATTCATAGGCTCGCTATCTTTACAGATGCAACCCGCACAAGCTACAAACGCAGATCAATACAAGCTGTATGCACATTCAAGGCTAATCAATGACATTCAATATCAATGCTTAAAGAAGATAATTTATAAAGAATCTCGATGGAATCCAAAGGCTAAGAATGGAAGCCATTATGGTCTAGGACAGATGAGATCTAAGCATTACAGGAATCTTGATCCATATCGTCAGATTGACGCTACGATTAAATATATAACAATTCGTTATGGTTCAATGTGTAACGCATGGAGATTCCATCAAAAAATAGGGCATTACTGATGACGCTACATTCACAGCGCAAGGTGAACAGCTCTACATGGAAGAAGCTACGCCTTCGTATCCTCAACAGAGATGGAAGAGAATGCTATTGGTGTGGCATGGAAGCCAATACGGTCGATCACATCATTCCAGTTGCCAAAGGTGGCACAGATGATCCGGAGAATCTTGTAGCTGCTTGTCGTAAATGCAACTTCTCGAAGCAAGATAAGATGCCTGATGAGTTCGTCTTACAAAGGCGTGGGCTTTTTTTTTCAAGCGATTCCAC